GAGGAGCGCGAAGAGTATATCACGCCCAACTATCACTTCCAACGCAAGGCCACCATCAAATATCTCAACCTCACAGACGACGGCCGTCCTTTCAATGCGTCGTTCGTTGGATGGCGAGATGACGCTTAACCTCCAACAATATGTTCACAAAAAACCTACCTCGTCATCTGTATTGCTATGTCAATACAGCCTTTACGCATAAAGAACCACGCGGCCTAATGCCCGCTGTATTCTTTGCCATAACCTCAACACCCGGTCGCGCATGGGGTTGTCATGTCTTGTTAGAGAATGGCGCAGTCTATCGCAATCTGCCACCCAATGCGTTGTTCTTTGCAGAGAATAGCAACACAGATTGGCTACTTCAAGAATCTCAACATTGGGATTGTTATGGCTGGCGTTTCGCCACGATTGAATACGAATATCTCAAAGGCCTGCGCTGCGAAACACGCTGTGGTGAGGATATTTATCATGGCGAATATCTCTTTACCGCCGCGCCATTTGATGACGGCTTCTCTTTAGATCCCGGACAGAATAAAGAGTTTATGTTTATCAAACTTAACAATGGCGCCCTCACGATTCAGCCTACTGATCGCGTAGTGTTTAAGGATAAGAGCTTTACTTCATTCATTGAATGGCCAAGCGGTATGAGACTCGGTGAAGAGATTTACAAAGTCGAATAACCTATGCCCACTCCACACATCCACTGTCTCACTTCTCTCAAGGTCGCCGGGACTGGAAGCTTCCGTCTCGCCTCCGGTCAATTCCTCGGCGACTACGGAGCGAATCTCCAGAACCCAGACAAAGAAGCCCTCGATATCTACATCGCGCCGCCCGGCCTAACATTCGTCCAATGCGACCAGAGCGGCGCCGAGGCACTTATTGTCGCAAACCTCACGCGCCCCGGAAAGTATAGAGAACTCTTCTCTGTCAATATCAAACCCCATACCTTCATTGCTCTCCATATCTTCTGTGAGAGTATGCAACATGAATGGCCATTGGCCGGGAAAAGTCCCTCTTATTGGAAAAGCCTAAGCCCCTCTGACCTAAAGAAAGATCCAGATTGGAAACCCCTAGACAAAGCAATCAAATCCTCAGACAAAGAATACAAGATCGGCAAGATGGTCTGCCATGCTTCCTCTTATAGGATGCGTGAGCGAACCTTCCAGCTTCAGACTCTCAAGCAAAGTCATGGTACTCTCACACTCAGCCTCGCCGAGTGCAAAACATTTCTCGGTTTCTTCGCATCACTGTTCCCCGAAATCATAGAATGGCAAGATGAAATTGAATTTCAGATTAGAACTAACCGTCAGCTCCGTAATCTGTTTGGATATCCACGCCGGTTCGAGCGCACTATTACTGACTCTTATATCAGGGAAGGCATCTCGTGGGTTCCTCAGTCCACCGTGGGATGTATCACACACATCGCAGTCAACCGCTACAACAACGAGCGGCCAGAAAAAACACTACCGGCGATTAACAATAAACATGACTCTTTTCTGGCGCTGGTTCCAGATGAGCTTGTCAACGACACGGCTAAGCTCATGCAAGACTGCCTCGCCATTTCTCTCACAGGCCGAGACGGCATCAACTTCACGATGAAATCAGAAGCCCAAGCCGGAAAGAACTGGGGCAAGTATTCTAAAGATAACCCCAACGGCATGAGAGATCTCGCCTAAAACCGGCCCAGGAAAAGCTCCCGTCCTCTACTAGACATGAGACAGACGAACGACCGAATAACACAGATCGTCAATGCGATCCGTGAAAAAGTAAAAGAGTGGCCGCCCAACCTTCCGCCACCGTCGGTTGTTATTGTACACGAGACTCATCTTCCCAGCGAGTTCGATCCGAACTTTGAGAAGCTTGAAGGCTTCGACGTTATAACCACACTACAAATCCGCAAAAACTCTGTAAGACTCGCATACTTGCATGAGCCTCTATGAAGACTGGTGTTTGTACACAAAGAACGTACAAAGCCCACAACCGTTTGTGGATGCTGCTTTCTATTTCATGATCGGCGCGGCCCTTCAGAGGCGCGTCTGGTTCGGAGACTTAGACTTTCACGCAGTATTTCCTAATCAATACATTGCATTCATTGGCCCTGCTTCCGCCGGGAAGTCACTCATCACGAGTCCGATGAAAGAACTACTTGAACTTCACGCCGACGTAAAAGCGCCCGAGGATGATCTCGCGGCCGAACTTCTCGGCGAAGATGCTTCAGATAATCGCAAAGGCGCACGGCAACCTTTGATCTATATCGCTCCGAACAGCACCACGTTCGAGCAATTCACACAAGAGACCTCTCGTGTGGCTTATCTTCACAGATACATCGACTCTGCCGGTAGAAGAAAAGCTTATCATCACAGCTCTCTTGTATTCATCCTCGACGAACTAACATCTATCTTTAAGAAAAATGCAGAGCAACTCTCCGACTTTCTTCTCGAAGCTTATAACGGTGGAAAGAAGTACGTACGAAAACTTAAGCACAGCGACACGGACTTTTGCACTAATATGTGTATTAGCCTGCTGGGGAACACCACACTGGGTAAATTCCAAAGTCTACAGAATCAAGATATTCTCTCGGACGGTTTTATGGCTCGAACCATCATCGTCTATGGGATCGAAAAACGTTTCCATCTTTATTCCATTCCCTCTCTTACTGAAGATCAGAAGGCAGCCAAGGGTCGCCTTCAGAATTATATTAGGCAACTTAATACTGTATATGGACCTGTTTCACTAAACGATGAAGCTAAGGAATACATTCATCATCACTTCGAACTCCATCCCAATCTCGTCCACACAAACAAACATCCAATGCTGGATGAATACTATGGCCGAAAGAATCTCCATCATCAGAAGATCCTCTTTGCCGTACACTTTGCACGCACGACGGACATGGTGATCACACGCGAAGATGCTGAGGCCGCCACAGAACATCTCGCTAAGCTTGAAAAAGACATGCACATTCCCTTCGTAGGAATGGGCCGCAACGAGAGCGCAAAGATCACAGAAGACATCTGGCGCTTTATCAAGACGACACAAGGCGCCACGAAGAAATCAATCTTTGTCAGGTTCTATCAGTCTCTCAAGACGCCTGATGAACTCCGTCGTGTGCTAGATGATCTAGTGACGATGGATCGGATAAAGTTAGTAAAGGTAAATAACATTGAACAGTATGTTGCAAAGTAATAATACACCAGAGCATATGCTTGCCGGAATGCTAAGAAACGCAGCCCCAGCACCTATGCCCACTAACATCCCCAACGAAAAAACCAACGCTGAACGCCGCGCTGAGTTTCTTGAGATTGTAAGAAACTTCGTCTGCAAAGACCGCAACGTAACCCACGGCGACGCTGAGGATAACTTCCGTGTGATCGCTACCTTGTGGGAAACTTACCTCCAAGGTACGCCGCCTCAGAATCTTAACTCCGTAGATGTCGCTATCATGATGTGCCTCTTCAAAGTCGCACGCTTGATGGCCAACCCCAAGAACATGGAAAACTGGCATGATCTCGCGGGCTATGCAGCCTGTGGCGGTGGAATAGTAATGAAGAAGTTAGAAGAAGAGAAGAAACAATACTAAAAAGAAAACCCGCTCTGCTTATCACAGGGCGGGTTTTTTATTTATCTCAATCCACTCATTCCTTCTATCAAACTCTTTCGATACTTGTTTTCGTATTCTCTCGTTAGATACCGTCTCATCGTCTCAGCCCCAGCGCCTTCTTCTGCGCCTTCGACAAAGCTCAGATATCTCGCGGCCTTTTGCGGCTGCCTTTCCAACGAAGGCATGATCTGATTCTGACTTGTCTTATACTTCCTAATCCGGCTCGCATAATCTTCTGGCGTCGTTGCTTCTTCGCGCGCCCTCGACACCAAAGAGAATGCCTCTTCGCTGGTCTGTGGGGTTATCTCGCCCCGCTCGAATTCCCTTTCTGACAGATTACTATAGTTCACAGCAAACGTGCCGCCCTTATTAGGCAAGCCCGTCAACTCATCAAACAACCGACGCTTACGCCGATCATCATAACGCAGGTTCTCATCCTCGTCTAACCAATTCCTCGCCACGCGCAAAGCTTGCACATGACCTGTCAGTGAATCCTGCAGCAAAGCCTTCAGCACCAAGCCGAAGTCTTCACCATCATCAAGCGCTTTGCCAGCAGCTGCAGCACGCTTACTCAC